TTTCCCTCTCTAGTTTGGGGATGGTACTTTTGAGAATATGATATTTATGTTGGATTGTTTCATCAATCCTTGAAAAATCTATTTTCTTTTTGTAGTAGATGACAATCTGATCAGGGATAGATTCATCTCCCGAGAACATTTTGACAGGAATCTTTTTCTTCTTCTTAACCTTCTTCTTTTTCAAAACATGTTTGATGGTCGCCGAAGAAGTTAACTGTTCATCCATTTTCTATAATATTTTCTATTAACTATAGAGAAACATAAATAATTATTATTTATGTATTGATTTACTCATCTTCCTCTCCCTCGTCCTCTTCGTCAGACATTCCCTTGAAGGCGGCGAGATCCTCGTCTTCATCCGATCCAAGATCGTCAATCTCTTCATCACTCTCACTTTTCACGGAACGGAGAGACTTTCCGGAGCTCTTCGAAGACTTTCCGGAGCTCTTCGAAGACTTTCCGGAACTCTTCGAAGACTTTCCGGAACTCTTCTTCCCGCTAGCCTTGCGTTTGTTCTTTGGGGAGAGATGGGGACTCCTGGTTGGAGACTTACCCCGTGAGAAGTTGGGGCGGTTACCCTCCTCAATCGTCCCAACGACAGTCTCAATCTGACTCTCGTCAAAACCACCGTGCTTGACGAGGAAATTCCTCGCTCCCGTGGCCGACTCCTCCCTCTGCGGGTCGTAGACCACGTTGTAGAATCGGTCACTCTTGTCGTTCGACAGCCGACGACGGTTGGGGCCAGACTTCCAAGTCTCCTTCTTAGCCCCTTTTCCGTTCTCGTCCATCTTGGTGATGTTAAGAACCTTACCCTCACCCTTGAGGGCCTTGACATGACCCTTGAGATCCGTGTGACGCTTCCCAGCACCACTCTTGGTAGTGACCTTGGAATCCTTCTGGTCCTTCTTCTGCTTACGCATCAGCTTCTCGAGCTTCACAACCAACTCAAGATTGAGACGGAGCTTCTTCTTCCGGTCCTCGTTTTGGCACTTGCGCTCTTCCTCAGCGTTCTCGACCTCGCGCTTGAAAGCGTCGCGAACAGCCTTCTTGGCATCCATGTTCTCCGGGTAGAAAGCACTCTTGAGAAGTTCCTTCATATCGTCCTTGTGGTGCTCCTTGAGATACTTCTTCATCTCAGCAAGTGGGGCAGCAATTCGCTCCCCCGGGATGTAGCAGAAAGTGGGATCCTCCTGCCACTTCCTCTCGGCACCCCCAATGACAAGGGGACCAGTGCGCGAACCAACGCGGTCATACACTCCAGCGCCTTTCTCCTTCTTGGTATCGGACGGCATGCTTATGTCTTTTTCTATATCATAACCCTTTATACGATTTTCATTTTTGGTTTTGAAGGGGACTTACTGTGTTCTGCCAAAAATGAATTTTATTTGCTTTAAGCAGTTCAAAATGTCCAGACGTATTATAAGAACGATTGTGGGTGGTTCCTGTGTGACAAAGTTTAAAGATACCCTCCCAAAAACTCTCATGTTTGATCTCTTGAACTGTTCAAAGGGGGCCATTTACGGAGATGAGATCAGTTCGTATTTCCGTCCTGTAATGAAAGAACATCCTTTTCAGGAAATTCATCATGGTTACATCAAGGATGAACTTGTTACCATCAATGGTTCAGATTTCAGGAATATGGAAATCAAATCGGTTGTTCTGAGATACCTTGATCAGGGTTCGTATATTTTCTACAATCGTGAAAAAACTAATAAGTATAGAGTTCACATTCCAAATGGAAACGTAACCACTACTCTCTATTATGATGATATGACTCTAGAAGGAGACTATCCTGTCAGACCCAAGACATCTGAATCATTTGAGTTGGGGTATGGTGATATGTTGCTTTTCCCAGATGCGGAATGTGCCATGATCACAGTTGAAGAGGATGTGAGTATTTTTACAATTGACTATGAGTTTCCTCCTTCTCCTTTCGATGGTGAAAGTGAATCTATAGAGGAGAAACCGGCCCCTGAGAAGTATGATATTTTTGTGGCAATGACAACATGTAAGATATAATTACAAATGTTAAATCTATTGATTTAACATTTTCGAAATATGTAATATATAGAATTTAATATTTTGTTATTTTAGGCCATTAGACTTGTCAAGGCATCCGAAATGTCATCATTCTCCTCAGCCCGGATTTCCTCATTGAGGGAAGGAGGATGAAGGGCAATTTTCTCCTCTTTTCGGTGATGTATTGGGACACTCATCTCTCTCAACCGTTTGTCAAGACGGCTCAGAACTGCCTTATTATGAGTGTTGCCATCCTTGAGAGCTTTCTGAAGTTGGTCGATTTTGGTATCTCGTTCCTCCTCACGATCACACATCTCTTTCCATTTCCTCAAGAAAAAGACAATCACACCTAAGATGACTAGGGTGTTAAAAAGCGTCAAGTAATTGACATGGGTTTGCTTGAGCTCTTTCATTCTCCCTTTTCAGGTACCAATTTCTTAAGACATTTCTAATTCGGAAAATCACCATCTTCCAAAATAATTGGTGAATCATATGGAATATCATCGAACATATAATGAAAAGATCCATGATGAAAAACGGCTTTCGACCCAATAATTTCATGCACAACCACATTTTTGTTCATGGAATAACTGCCTCCGGATGTCCACAGCTCCACCAAAACGGGTCTTTCCTCACCCTCCAACCACCATGGTCGAACGTCTGTGATTAGATCATCGCAGTCTTCTATCAACCCATTCGTATCATTCTTAAGGACGGCTATGATCTTCTGACCATCTCGTTTCAAATGTAGTGAAGTCATTTAATTTATAAAAAATATATTTGTAAATTTAATTCCTACAAGTGTACCGGTTTTATTAATTTTGGTTCAAAGACAAAATGCCCTCCACAAATTAATCCTGGTTTTTGGGTGAAACGTATGTGGCTATTTTTTGCATGTCCGGGTTAAAAACCAATTTTATCAATCTCTATTTTTCAGATGTTTGGTTTTCTCGAGAGGAAAACAATGTCTTTTTTCTTTATTTCTATTCCACCTTTGTAGGTATAGGCTACATCTTTCCCACTTACCATGACTTCCACACCAATATAACCCCAGGAATTTTCCCAACTATTTACCCATACTGGATAATCTTCATCGGGAAACCAATGTGGAACTGCATCGTTCCCAGACCAAAGACCGTCTTCATCATCATAATCTCTCAATACACAAGAGATAGTATCTCCATCTTTGATTAGTTCAAATTTGCTCATTTTTTTAAGACAAAAACATAAAAAGAATATCAATTTTATACTCAAAACAAAAGTTTAACTCATACCGTAGAAACGCTTGTTAAACTGATATTGTTTTTCAAGAATGTGGTAATAATCAGAACTAGTGATCATCCCCATGATTATATCCAGGGCAATTTCACTCTCCCCTTGAAAAGATTCGACAAACTTAACGTACCCCCTCATATTTTTAATTGCTATAAAAAGATGGATATTCGAAAAGACACCCCAACAGATTTACCTCCGGGTGAACTTTTTATCCTTGATAGTGACTATAGAGGAGGGGCTCTTTTTATCTTATTGGTCACATCAGTTTTACTTGCATTTTCTATCTATAGTAGTATTCTTTTTGACAAGATCAGACGAAAACCAAGTCAGACTGTTACTTATTCAGAAAGTGTAGCCATGATGACTATCTCAATTATCATTTCTATTTTTGCAGGTGTGGCATGGATTTATGCAGTTGTGAAACTAGCCCTCAATAGCGAACAAAGAAACAGTATCTACCGTAATGCAGTTGCTTTTGTGAATGCTCCAGCGGGCGGAGTTCCGAAGGGTGGAAGAATTACACCACAAAGGATTGATCGTCGGGAGGTATTGATTCGCCGCGAGGATGACCCGGCACGACGTCAGGAAGAGTTGAATACATTTGTACCAAAACGTGGTGTTTTCGTGGATAGTGTATTGCAAGAGGCAAACAGATTTAACAATCCAATCAATGCTTCAGTCGGTTATACTTAATCATGATACAATCTGAATGTCACAGTTTGGACGTTTGTACGACCAAAAAATATTATCCCCGTAATCCTTTTTGAGAATTTTGTGTGTATCTTCTTCGCTTGGGATATATGTTTTTTCTCCCAAATATTTTGTCTCTCTCCTTCTCTCAAAATCTATATCATATGAAATCCAACAACCCCGGTTGATAGTTGCGACAACCAGATCAGCATGAATATCCATATTCGGGAAAGTTTCTAACCCCTTCTCATTTTTAAATTCTTTCAACCTGATCTGAATTCCATTGTAAAGTTGTTTATCCCATTCATGGAATCTACCATCAAAGATAAGATTATATTCATTTTCTTCTGATCCTTGACAATATTCTTTCCACTTATTGAGATCCTTTTCATCGAAACGGATGTCAACATCATCATCATGAAGAATTGGTTTTCCTCGTATGTGCTCAAGAAGATTTCCATGACTAAGTACAAATTTAATATCGAGTTCATCTAAGAGAGAAGTCATACCTTTGATCAACTGTCTTTTATATTCTCTAGTGTATATGTAACTATCAACCGTGAGAGGTTGTTCCTTGTTGAACCTAAAGGTGGTTTGTTTCCTGAGATACATGTTAAGTATAACTAGTAAAAGTACAACAATGATAATAGTTTGAATCATTTTATAACGGATGAAATTATCTTGAATAATAATCGTCATGTCTTTACTTCTTCCAAATATTGATGGTAAGTTGGCCTGACGCCATGACCCCGAGAAGTGTAAGATCTGCAAAAATTCCAAGACCTCCGTACGACATTATCAACTCATGAAAGGCAATCTCTTCAGAAAACACACTTTTCTCTCCGGGTTACACCCAGTAGAGGAAAAATGACCTCATGGTGACTTTGTCTTCTTCCTCCAAAGCCTTTTGGATCTCCATCATCCCCGAGTTACGAGTCTCTCGGAGAGAAACAAAACCTCTCGGTTAAAATCGAAGCCATCTTTGTGAGATGATTGCAATATATACCATCAGTATATATTAATAAAATTCAGGACCCATAATCCTTTTCACAATTTTTTTCTTGTTCTTTAACTTGGAAAATCCCATCTTCTTTCCAAAACTTTTACATCTTTTGACATACTCTTCACGTGTAGTTTTAAATTCTCTCGTACCAACATATTTTATTTTCCCATCAACTTCTCTGTAAATTTTGTTGTTCTTCTTCCAACTATCTATCATCCTGTCATAATATTTCCCTGGTTCGGGGTTATATTTTACATCTCTTATAGTTTCATAATAATATTCATATGGGTCTCGCTTGTATCCTCTAGGAATATTTTCGATCATTACATTTGCCGTCGTCAGATAATATCTCCCCTCCTCATCTATGGCATATGGATAGGGAACACCACTATTTCCGATTGGTGAGTTATATTTGACAATTTTGGAAAGAGATTTGAATCTGAAAATACTTTCACCAATATAGACGTATTCATCATCTCCAAGCCAAAGAAGAATGGTGTTTCCATCTGCCCATTTTCCATATCCACCTGAGAATTCACTAGCCTTGTTTTTAATTGCCTTTCCCAACATTATCTCCCGGGGAGAAAAATGAGCCACCTTTTTGGTGTAGAAACGATGATCAAATTCCCAGTCCTCAATAATATATTTTGGGTCCATTCTGAAAACATCCACATCCCCCTCTTTGTAGAAAACACAGAAAGGACTTCCTCCATTATCCATGGTAATAACATAACTATAACCTTTGTACTTGATATGGTCATCTGGAACAAAAACCTTTTTACTTCCACAATAGTCTTCTTCAATTAACCATTTCGGTTTATTCATAAGTAGAGCTCCTTCTGGAATTTTACTCATCTCATCCTCAAACTTATTATATGAAATCCACTTATAATAATAACCTTCTTTATCTCCTTTCAATCCGTGGAGAAAATGAAAATTCCCTCTCTCACATGTGACTCGATAGGTAACAAAATTGTCACACTTACCCATTTTAATCAACAAAACTATATTTTGTTAGCAGGTGTGATTAAATAATTAGAGGTTAATAAAATGAATAACATAGTTCTTGTCGATACTTCTTATATTTTTCATCGGGTTACCGCATGTGAAGTATGGTGTAAGAAGAGTCGAAATGATTTTAATCACAATTCAATCTATAACAATTTTGAATCATCCATTCAGAAACTGAGTAAGAAATTAGATGTCCCGGTTAAGAATATGATTCTCTGTCGTGATGACAGACTCGAGAATCTTTGGAGAACCAAAATATATCCATCCTACAAATCACATCGTAGTTACAGTGGTTATGGACTATATATCAAAGAACTTTACAAACGAATCGAGGAGCTATTCAATGTGTCACTCAGGATTGATGAGGCAGAAGGAGATGATATAATCGCTATTCTCTCACATTTCTATCTTCATCTGAACAAGAAAAATCATATTTATATCATCAGCAATGACAAAGATTTCTATCAACTTCCTAAATTATTCAACACCAAAAGAATCCATATCCTGGATAATTCCAAATTCAAAGAAGCAGATGTAAGTGATTTCAATCTAGAAGAGAAGATTATTTCAGGGGACAAGAGTGATAATATCAAAAAAGCTACAACTGATGAAGAGATTCTAAGAAATAGAATGTTGATTGATCTCTCATATGTTCCTCGTTTCATTCAAGACAGAATCTTCTCTACTGGTTACTTTCCACTTAATCCAAACGTAAAATCCCTTCCGATCCAACTTGGTTTTGCTTGTATCAATACTGAGTTGAGAAAAGAACATATTTTCTGTTCTCGGACATGTAGATTGGATACGATCAAACAAAAAGGTTTAGAACATGTCAAAGAATTGGTTAAAAAGAATGTGAATGACCTAGCTGAACATGTTCAATGGAATTATGAAAATGGGATTAGATTCATGAGAATCAGTTCAGAACTGATGCCCCATATTACAAACCCCCGTTTTCCATCCAAGGGAAAACCGGGTCATGAGATGTACAGTCTCAAATTTGTTAGGAAAAAATTGGAAAAAATTGGAAGAATGGCCCGTTTATACAAGCAACGACTCACATTTCATCCAGGACAATTCAATATTCTCTCTACACCTCGAGAAGAAGTTTTCCAACATACCATGGATGAATTGCATTGGCATGCTAATATTTTGGATATGATGGAAATGGGTCCTGACTCGGTGATGGTGATTCATGGAGGCGGTCTGTATGGAGACAAAGAGAGTGCTATTGAAAGATTCATTACGAATTTCAAACGTCTCCCAGAGAATGTTCAAAGAAGGTTAGTAATTGAGAACTGTGAGAAATGTTATAATATTGAGGATGTCCTAAGATTGAGTGATGCAACTGGGGCTCCAGTTATTTTTGACACCCATCATTATAACTGTTACAATACTTGTAAAGGTCAAGGATGTCTCAAATGTCCTGAATATTATATTCCATACATTTTGGAGACATGGAAAAGAAGGGGAATTAAGCCCAAGTTCCATGTATCCGAACAACGATTTGATTCTAGACTAGGGGCACATTCAGATTATGTGGAACGTATTCCAGAATATTTGCTAGAAATACCCAAGAAATATGGAGTTGAAATCGATATAATGATCGAAGCCAAAATGAAAGAACAGAGTGTTTTCAACTTATATAAAAAATATCCGGAATTATCTCCATTTTAGATACAAATTTTATCGGTTTGTCATAATACGATTGAATGTTTACAAGAAGGTATTCTGAAAAGTTAGATTTTCCATGAATTAAAATGTCAG